TGTGTCCATGGCGAGGGCCGCGTCGTAGGCCCCCTTCGCGGCGGCGGCTTCCTTCTTGTGCAGCTGGTCGTACGCGCCGGCGGTCGCCCAGGTCAGGGGGTTGACGTGGTTCAGGGCGTCCGCGAGCCCGTCGATGCGCTCGATGAGCGTCAGGGGCGTGTCAGAGTCGAACGCGTCCATGACCTTGACCGCGGCAGAGGCCAGCGTGTCGAGGGCCGGGACCAGCGCGCCGCCCACCTTCTCGGTCAGGTCATCGAACTTGTTGGCGACCAGCTCGGCCTTGCCCGCCGTCGTGTCCATGTACGCGGCGGCCTGACCCTGCGCGACCTTCTGCACCGCGGCCAGCGCCTCGGTCTGTGAGGCCCCTTCCTTGAGCACGATGCCCAGGTCCTTGAGGGCGCGGTACTGGCCGGCCTCCACCTTGACGAGCGCCTGCGAGGCGTCCTCAAGGCTGATCCCCTTGAGGCGGGCGAGGTCCATGGCCGTGCGCTGGACGTCGAACGCCTTGCCCACGTCGTGGGTGGCCGGCACGAGCTTCGCCATGCTGGCGCGCAGCGCGTCATCGGAGAACCCGAGGTTGGTCCGGGCCTTGATCGTCTTCTCGATCGCGTCGGTGTTGCCGTCCCAGCCGGGGATGTTCGCCTGGAGCGCGGCGCCCAGGCGCTTGATGCCGGCCTCCTCCTCGATGGATCCCTGGACGCCCTTGACCAGCGCGCCGGTCAGGGCCGCGGCCGCGCCGGCCGCGCCGAGGAAGCCGAGCCCGAGCCCGTCGAGCGCGCCGGTCTTCAGGCCGGTCAGGCTCTTCCGGAACTTCGAGACCTCGGCCGAGGCCATGTCCCGGGCCTTGATGACGAGGGCCAGCGTGGCGGTCGACTCACCCACGGGTCACCCCCATGAAGAGCAGGGCGTCGGTGAAGTCGTCGGCCGGCCACTCGCGCACCTCGGCCGGCGTCTGTCCGTAGCGGGCCGCCACGACGTGGACCAGGACGCGGTGCGGCAGGTGCACCGACTCGCCCGACATCGCACGCAGCATGGCGACCCTCACCGGTTTGGGACGGTCAGCCGGTGGTCCTGGTAGGCATCGAACGCGGCCAGGACGCCTTCGACGGGGTAGACGTCCAGCATCGACGCGGCCACCTTGCCGTCGACGTCGGGGAAGTTGTGCTCGATCACCAGGGTGTCGAGGGCCCGGGTGATCGTGACCACGCTCCCCGACAGCAGCTGCTCGAGGACCCGCGCCGGGTAGTCGAGGCGGATCGTGAAGACCCAGCCCTCGTACGGCGCCTCGAGCTCGAGCGTCGCGGTCCGGGCGGGCAGCCCGGGAGCGGCCTTGGGCTCGGCGGTCACGGGAGGGCCGCGATGCTGTTGACGAGGTACGGGATGATCCCGTTGGTCCCGTCGTCGGCCAGGTGGGCCGTGACGGTGTAGAGGTTGACCCCGTCCTCCTCGCCCGAGATCGGTGCCGGCACGTCGTACAGGACTGGCATGTCGACGCCGGCGCCGTAGTTGCTGGCGCCCAGGCTCGGGCCCGTCGCCCGGAGCCGGAGGAAGTCCATGGTGCCCGCGGCCGCCTTGTCGTAGAACTCGCTGATCGCGAGGGCCGTGGACTCGACGGTCATCGCGAGGGTCGCCGCGATGTCGGTCTCGACGTGCTGGCCGAAGTAGAGCGTGCCGTCCATGTAGTGGCGCGGCTTCAGGCCGGTGATGACCTCGAGCTCCCAGGCGAGCAGGAAGTTGGTCTGGATGGACGCGGCCGCCAGGCCCGCGATGTTGGCCGCGAACTTGATCGTCCAGAGATCGCCCGGGATCTTGATGCCCTGGTTGCCCGTGGGCGCCGCGGCCGCGGTCTTCACGGCGCGCTGGCCGAACATGTCCATCTCGAGGCTGGTCACGCCGCCGAGGGCGCCGGCGAGCTTGAAGCTGCGCGCCATCCCGTACTGGACGCGCCAGTTCTGGACGTCGTCGCCGACGTCGATCGAGTAGGCCTCGGGGTTGTTCGCGGCGGTCGCCGACGGGGTGAACGTCCAGGTCTTGTCGGCGCCGGCGCCGGCGCCGCTGGCGCCGCCCTTCAGCTGGCTGAACGGGACGACGAGCTCGTCGTAGCTCACGCCGTCGACGGTGCGGAACCGCATGTTGACGTCCTCGGCCTGGCTGGTGACGCGCCGCGTCCGGTAGCGCCGGCCGGTGTTCTCGCCGGTGTGGAAGTTGAGCCCGAAGTCGGGCTCGAGGACCCCCGTGCCCTCGCCGTACATGACGCGCGTCGGCGCCACCGGCGTGCCGCGGACGGTCTCCTTGCCGACGTTGAAGTGGGTGAAGATCTGCGTGCCGGGCATTGGCTAGCCTCCCATGGCGGCGGCGAGGTCACGGACCATGCCGTCGGCGGCTTGCTGGATGAGGGCTTGAACCTCGCCCTGGGTGGAGTCGATGGCGCGATCGAAGAACGGGTCCGCCGGGAAGCCGGGGTGCTCGACCTTGCGGGCGAACCCCTCGATGCCGAGGCCGGCGCCCTTCTTCCACGCCCCGCGGCCGCCCCACATGGGCATGACCCGCCCGGGCGCGATGGGATGCGGCCGGACGCCGCCGGCGATGAGGTTGGACCCGGCGCCGGTGGCCTTGACGCCGGCCACGAACCGGAGCGCGGTGCCGCTGTACTTGGTGCGGATCCTCGAGCGCATCTTCCCGGTCCGCCGGTGCGCGCCGAGCTCGCGGCGGGCCGCGTTCTTGACCAGGACGACGGCGGCCTTCTGGGCCCTGACCATCGGCGCCGCGATGATCTTCTCGAACCGGGTCCGCTCGAGCGTCCGGACCACGAGCTCGAGGTCGCCCGTCTGCTCGACGTAGAACAGGGACTGGCCGCTCATGCCGTGGCCGCCCAGGACTCGTCGGTCAGGATCCGGACCGTGCCCTCGATGCCCGCGAAGTCGGCGCCGGCGTAGGTCAGGTAGCCCGACCGCGCGCGGGTGAGGACCGCCGACGTGACGATCCCGCCCAGCTGGGCCGAGGCCTTCAGCTGGTCGACGAACACGCCCAGCCACGCGAGCAGGGCGGCCGCCTGGCGGGCGAGGTCGCCGGCCTGGTCGTAGTAGAGCCGAACCGTCCAGTCCTGCGCCTGGTGGCGCGTCCCGTTGCCCGAGCCGAAGGTGATCTCGGTCGGGGCGAACACGAGGACGCACGGCAGCGGCGGGAGGTCCTCGGCCGGCTTGAACGTCGAGAGGCGCACCGGGTCGTAGCCCGCCGGCGGGGACATCGTCCCGGGCGCGTAGCGGGCCGCCAGGGCCGTGGCGATCGCGGTGTAGTCACTCACAGCGACAGGTACCGCCAGCGGTCCAGGGTGCCCCGCTGGGGGCTGCCCTGGCCGAAGAACTTCGACCACGGCGGGAGCGCCATGTCGTCGGCGCCCATGACCGAGGACGCCCCGTTCTTCCGGCTCTGGAACGCGGCGACGACGGCATCGATGCCGACCGCGACGAGCTCGAGCGGCGAGGCCGCGGGCCCGAAGTCGCCGGTGATGGTGCAGCCGTTGTCGGCGGTCGCGAACGCGCTGATCGTGCCCGTGAGCGTTCCGCGCGAAAAGCGGACCTCGGTGGGCGGCCAGCCGTCGGGGAGGTCGACGAGCTTGGGCCGGAGGATCCGGTCGCTCGCGGGGATGGTGGTGTAGATCCCGCCCGTGTCGGGCTGGTGGGTCAGGGCGACCCCCATCGACGTGATGGCGCGGATGCCGCGCGGAACGCGCAGCACGTAGCCCGCCTGGGTGTCAAAGGTGTAGGTCGCCCCGACCTCGGGCACCAGCTTCCGCCCCGTGTAGCTCGTCATCCAGGCCGTGACCTGGCGGATGAGCTCGAGGATCAGGGCGTCGTCGGTCGCGTCCGTCGTTCCCGCGGGGAACAGGCGGACCTTGACCGCGTCGGTGGTGCAGATCTCGTCGGCCATCTAGAACACGTCGGCCGTCAGCGTCACGTTCGTGTTGGCGCTGTAGACGAGCTTGAGGTAGTTCCACGCCTGGCCGGGCTGGAGCAGATAGAAGGTCGTGACGGCCGTGGTGATGGTGATGGCGGTCACGACGAACGACGAGGGCGTCGCCACCAGGGCGTAGGGGATGTTGAAGAACGTGACCCCGTCGACGCTGCCCTGGATGTTCACGGTGACGGTCGGCGTGGCGCCGATGGTCGACGTGATCCGGACCGCGTTCCGGTCGGGCCCGGAGCGCACGACGGTGTTCGTGCTGTCGCCCGTGCCCGTCTGGGCAGTGGAGAGGTTGCCGGGTGCCTGGATGACGGCCATGGATGCCTCCTAGGGCAGGAGGGGCGGGCTGGCGAGGACCCGCCCCTCCGGGGATGACTAGGCGGCGGTGACCTTGAGGGACCCGAGACGCGTGCCCACGACGAGGTAGGCCCAGATGCCGACCCGGACGCCGGCGGGACCGGTGACCGCGTCGTAGCTGAACCGGGCGATCGGGCTCTCGAAGATGGCGTGGTCCGACTCGACGCCCGTCACCACGACGTTGACGGTGGACTGGTAGGACATCTGCCCCTGGGCCCCGAGCAGGTTGTAGCCGAGCACGCCCTGCTTGGTGCCGTCGCTGTTGATGGGCCCCACGGCCGGCAGCTTCGGGCGGCCGGTGGTGTCGTTCTCGGACGCGAGGACCGCGAACAGGGCGGACGGGACGAACTGGCCGGTCGCGCTGCGGAACCGGGTGGTCGCGTACTTGATGACGTTGCCCTGGGTGCCCGCGTACGGGGTCGCCGCGGTGATCGCGGTGCCCGAGGCGCTGGACCCGGCCTCGACCGCGGTGACGATGACGAGCTCCGACGCCTGGGCGTAGGCCTCCATGAGGTCCTGCATCAGCATCGCCTCGGCGGTCGGGTTGGACCCGTCGAGCGTCTGGCGGCTGACCACCGTCTCCGCGCCGTAGAGGAGCGGCGTCACGGTCACGGCCGTGGTGGCGAAGTCGCTGGCCGCCGGGTTCGTGCCCTCGGCCGCCTGGACGGCGACGGTCGTCGACGTCGTGACCTTGGGGAAGATCTTCGGCGTCGCGTCGGCGACCGGGACCCGCTGGTAGAAGCCGCCCATCGGCCGGCCCTTGAGGATCCGCGGGGTCAGGAGGCCCGGCAGGTACTCGTTGGGGTAGGCGCCCGGGATCTCCGAGCTCACGACGTCGCCGGCGCGCAGGGCCACCAGGGCGTCGCGCTCCATCTGACGCATGAGGTCGGAGGTCGCGAGGTTGTAGCGGTGCTGCCGGTCGGCCGCGTCGCGGTCGCCCTGCGAGGCCGCCCAGCCATCCGCGAAGTAGGACGGGTGGGAGCCGTCCGGGAGGCTCGCGGCCTCGCGACCGTAGATCAGGGCGTCCCGGCTGATGGTGATGGGCGACCGCGTGGCGGCCTGCACCAGGGCATCGGCCCGGATGGCGTCGCGCTGGGCGGCGGCAGGCGTGGCCGTGGTGCTCGCCGCGTCGCGCTCCACGACGGGGGCCGGCGGCGTGGTCTGGGTGGCGCAGGTGTGCGCGACGCCGGCGGTCATCGCCGCGCCGCAGGTGGGACAGTCCATCGAGTCCTCCATGTCGCGGAGCGCGATGTGCGCGCCGTCGTAGGCGGGGTTGTCGGACCCCGCGATCCCGTGAAGCCGGCCGGACCGGTGGAGCACCGTGCCGTCCTTGAGTCGGCGCGGCGGCTCGTTCCACATGCCCTCGACAGACACGCCGTTGATGCCGTCCGCGACATCGGCCAGGTACTCGTCACCCCGGGCGCCCTCGCGGATGCGGGCGGTGAAGTGGACGCCGTCGGCGGCATCGCGGAGTGCGATCACGGACCCGACGGGCTTCTCGCCGTGGCGAGGGCGGAACGGCATGCGGCGGCCGTCAGGGCGAGCCGACCACTCGGCGACGTCGCGGGCGAACGACGCCGGCGCCCAGGCCTCACGGACGATCTCGCCGGATCCCGGCAGGAGCTCGGTCGGGCGGGACACGACGCCGTACGGGACGGCGACGCCCTCGATCACCCGCGGGTCCTCCGCCGACGTGCGGACGAACCCGAGCGCCTCGGTCCTCACGGGACGACGGGCTTCGGCGTACCGTCGGGGTTGTGGTTCCTGTCCCAGACGGCCTGGCGGACGGCCTCCTGGCGCTCGAGCTCCGCCCGGCGCGCCTCGGCGACGGGATCGGCCGCGGGCGCCGGCTCATCGTTTCGCGCGGAAACGGCCGCGGCCGCTCGCTTGTCAGCCATGCTGGATACCTCCGGAGGCGATGACCGGCACGGGGGCCGGCGGGTTGAGGGAGTCGGGGGACTCGATGGGCGGCAGCCCGACGTAGTCGCGGGCCTCGTCGGGGGTCATCCACGGGCGGTTGCCGGTGGCGAGGTTCAGCGCCTGGGCCTGCTCGTACTGGGTGCCGCGGGTGAGCCGCTCGGGCGGCATCTCCATCCGGCGGCCGCCGGGCAGCTGGTCGCTGATCGCGTCCTCGATCGCGCCGATGAAGTTCTGGAGGGTGAACCGGACCAGGTCCTGGTTGGCGGCCGGCGTCGAGGTGTACGTCTCGCTGTCGCCGGTCGGCGCGTTGAGCAGCCGGGTCGGCAGGCCGAAGTAGCGGCCGATGTCGGCGACCTGCTCGCGGCGGGCCTCCACGGCGGCGGTGGTCATCGGGTCCACGCCCATGTCGCGGGCCTTGAGGCCGCGGTCCATGACCGGCGCGTAGTCCGGCCCGCGGCGCCGGCGCTCGGCCCACCGGTCCGACAGCTGCTGCGCGATGGGATCCGGGACGGTGGCGTCGGTCTCGAGGACGGTGGTCGGGCTGCCGCCGGCCTGCCAGTACCGGGACGCGTAGTTCTCGGCGGCGATCGCGGCGGCGAAGGTGATCCGGGCCAGCCGGATCACGCCCATCGTCGACTCGGTCACGCCCGGGAGCGGCGAGCGGTGGAGGATGACCAGACGATCCTCGGGGACCTCGGTCGTGCCCACCCAGTAGGACGCGGCCGGGAGGAACGGGCTGATCGTCTGGGTCGCGAGGACCGGCATCACCTGCCCCGGGTCCAGCGGGAGCAGGCCCATCGGGACGCCCTCGCGGTCGTAGCCGCCAACCTTGAGCAGGTAGGCGATGTCGTAGAGGGCGAGGACCGACGTGACGTAGGACACCCACTCGCGGCGGGTGCCGAACCCGAGGGGCCGGATGACCAGGCGCGACGGCGGGAGCTCGAGGTTGCCGAGGACCTCGCGCCAGGGCAGCTGGGACGTCCCGTTGGAGAGGACGTCCAGGCTCCGCCAGACCGACGAGAGGCCGAGGGCCGTGGCGGCGGTGACGCCGCCGGGGAGGAGACCGCCGTCGGAGGTGAAGCCGATCATGCGCACGGGTGCGGGTGCAGCATCCCGCCGGCCGAAGATCGCGTCGCGCAGTCCCATCGGTCAGGGATGATGTGTCACAGGAGTGGCACGCGGCGCAAATCGGGCCGATTCGTGCGGGAAGCGGTTACGTAATCGACGGCGCCGGCGGGGCCCCCGCGATCGCGTGAGCGGCGAACGTCATCGACAGGACCGCATCGATCGGCCCGGGCGAGTCCTTCCGGCTGAACCGGAACGCCCCCTCGAACCCGATGGCGCGGCGGCCGGCCATCGGGATCTGGGCGTCGAGCAGCGGGTCATCGACCGCGAGCCGCCCGGAGACCACGAGCTCGTCGAGGTCCATGCACGCGGCCACGACCTGGTTGGCCTTGAGCGGCTCCCACGGGAGGCCGTCCTCCATGGCCGCCCGGACGAACGCCGGCGCCGCGCCGCTCACCTGGTCGTAGGCGATCGCCATGACGTAGTCGATCGCCGGGAAGCCGCGCACGACCTCGATGATCCGGTCGCCCGTGACCGGCGCGGCCGCGTCCGCCCGGATGTCCCGGTAGACCTCCACGCCCACCCGGCCGTCGGCCCGGAGCCCGGCCACCGTGACCGTGGCGCGCTCCCATCCGGGCTGGACGTCGATGCCCAGGGCGAACGGACCGACGAGGTCCTCGAGCGGCGACGGCAGCCGGCAGGCGGCCCACTGGCCCGGTCGGAAGCTGCCCTCGACACGGGCGTCCACCCAGTGGTTGAGGCGCTCCCTGCGCCAGCTGTCGGCCGGGAGCAGGGAGAAGTCCGACGCGATCGCCTGGCGCGTCAGCCGGCCGTCGCCGAGGGCCGGGTTCGCCTGTCCGACCTGCCGCCAGTCGAGGCCGGCGTCCGGGTTCTCGCTCTGCCACCAGGCGCCGTAGAACGTCGGGTCCGGCTTCTCGTCGCCCTTGGCCTGGCGGACCAGCCGGTCGTAGAACGCCCGGAGGACGATGCTGTCGGCGTGGCCGGCGGTCGACGTGAGCAGCATCAGCGGGCTGCGCTGGGCGGACTGGGTCGGCGCGAGGGCCTCCCACATGTCGAAGCTGTTCTGGGTCAGAAGCTCGTCCCAGTCGATGAGCCCGGCGGACCAGCCGCGGGCCGACCCGGGCTGGCTCGTGACGATGTCGAAGTCGACGCCGCCGACGGTGATCCCGCGGTACACCGTGGTCCGGCTCTGGGCCTTGAGGCGCTTGTTGCCGTCGATGTCCCGGCCCACGCCCTGGTAGACGATGCGGGCCTGCTTCGCGTCGTGGGCGGCCGCGAGGATCGTGGTCCAGCCCTTGAACGGCTCGAGGTGCTGGCCCTCGTCGAGGAACCAGCCGGTCACGGTCCGGACGATGACGCTCTTCCCGTTCTGGCGGCCGGTGCTCACCAGGGCGATCCGGTGGACCAGGTCGCCGGCGGCGTCGTGCCGGAGGATCTTCCGGATGGACCGGGCCTGCCACGGCCCGGCCGTCAGCCCGAGCTCGCGCTTCGCCCAGGCGATGGCCCGGAGGCCGTAGCTGCCGGCCACCTTCGGCGGGTCGGGCGTCTCCCACCGAGGCCCTGGGACGCGCCTACCCACGGCGCTCGAGGAAGCCGACCACCGAGCGGACGATGAGGACCAGGGCGACGCAGACGTAGAAGACCGCGGTGACGTCGTTCTCGTTCAAGATGGGCCTCCGGCCTTGTGTGCATTCCTGGGG